CTTTCTAATTCACCAGATTTTTTTATTCTCTGTAGTGATTGTAATTGTCCCATAACATTAAATATCTCTGCCTCACTTGAGTTTTGATTTAATGTTTTAGCTTTTTCATGATACTGCAATCCATAAGATTCTAATTGGTGAACATTAACATCTTTATCGTTAAACGATCCATCGTTAAATTCTTTCTTTAGTTTAGACCACATCTTGATTTCTCTCATTCTGTGTTTTGCAACTTTTTCCATAGATGCTTTACCAAATATAGCTTCATCTAAATCTATTTTGTATTTAGTTCTTTTGTACTCATCTTCTTCTTTTTCAACTTTACCTTCTAACCATTTAATCTTTGCCTCGTTTCTTCTGTAGTCAAACGATAGGGCCATAAGATTATCCAGATAACTAGACTGTTCTCTGACACACTGCCAATACTTTGCAGCTTTGGTTGGGTATCTATTATCCTGTAATACAGAAAACCTTGCTTCTGTCTCTGTTCGAAACATCTGTTTCTTGGTCCATGTGTCACGAAGCTCGTCCACCATACCTTTAAACGATGATAGATCCTCCGTCGATAACAAATTATTTAAATGTGGTTCTTCTTGTTGTATAACTTCTTTAACGTCTTTTTTCATATCTTTATCCTTTATAGTTAAGACTAATATATATTAATTAAAATATATTACAAGTCTTATGAATCTGTAAATGTAACTGTTGTTGCTCCTGAAAATGATTCTGTGTCAGGTAATCTAAGAGGGGGTCCATTACCACCCATCATTAAAGCTGATGTATTTGTCCCTGCCGTAGATGAACCGCAATTAGCTCTTGCAGTATTTAAATCATTAACTTCAGTCCAGTTCGTTCCATTCCATTCTTCTGTTACTGCTTTGTTTGGTGAATTACCCCCAAAAGATAAAGCCTCTGTATTAGTTGTACCAGAAAAACCCATAAAATCTCTTCCAGTATTTAGGTCATTAACCTCTGTCCAGTTGGTTCCATTCCATGTTTCAGTGACTGCTACATTAGGAGTGGTAGAAGTAGTTCCACCAAAAGCTAAAGCAGCCGTATATGTTCCGGCAGCTCCAGGACCATATCTTGCAGTGTTTAAGTCATTAACTTCTGTCCAGTTGGTTCCATTCCATGATTCTGTTTTAGCCGAATAATCTGTATCAAATCCACCATAAGATAAAGCAGCTGTTGTTGTCCCACATCCTCTGTTTATCTCTTTTACAACGTTCATGTCATTAACCTCTGTCCAATTAGTTCCATTCCAAGTTTCTGTCTTATCTGTTTTTGGAGGTTCGTTTCCACCAAAAGCTAAAGCTGCAGTGTTTGATCCACAACCTCCTAAATATTGTCTATATGAGTTTAGGTCATTAACCTCTGTCCAGTTGGTTCCATTCCATTTTTCTGTTTTAGCGGTATATTCTGGATTAGGAGTTGGATCATTACCACCAAATGTTAAAGCCGCTGTTCGAGTTCCAGCACCCGCATTACCATATCTTCCACTATTCAAATCATTGACAGTTGCCCAAGCTGATACTGGACTTCCTTTATTACCTTTTAATGTATTTGATGTAGAATTAAACCACACCTGTCCATCAACAGGATATGATGGATCATCAGATACCACCTCAATATTTGTTCCTTTTATTTCTTTGTATGTTGTCATAATTAATCTGTGCTTATTGTTTTAGTTGTTACTGATGAACCGCTCCATTCTTCTGTTGACACAGAAACTGGTCCAGGAAATGTTTCTCCTGAAAAAGCCAAACCTGCTGTTGCAGTTCCAGCTCCACCTCCCTCTCTTCTAGAATTATTTAAATCTCCTTGTTCAGTCCAATTTGTTCCATTCCAAACTTCTGTTACTGCACCCGCACCTCCAGGTCCAGGGTTTCCCATAAAAGCTATGGCTTCTGTATAAGAGCCTGCAGCGGCACCTTTTGATCGTGCTAAATTTAAATCATTTACTTCTGTCCAGTTCGTTCCGTTCCACGATTCTGTAAAGGCTCTAAAATTAGGCGGATTATATCCACCTATACAAAGAGCATTTGTATTACTAGGAGGTCCTACTCCCATTACTTCATACCTAGCGGTGTTTAAATCATTAACCTCTGTCCAATTAGTTCCATTCCAACTTTCTGTTTCCCCTCTCCAATTTGATCCATCCCAACCAGCAAACGCTAAAGCTGCAGAAGGTGCTCCAGCACCTGCTAAATTAGTTCTAGAACTATTCATATCATTAACCTCTGTCCAATTGGTTCCATTCCAACTTTCAGTAATTGTAACGAAAGTCGTAGAATATCCTGAAAAAGCTAAAGCTGCTGTATTAGTAGATCCTGTTAATCCTCCAGATCCTCTTGCGGTATTTAAATCGTTTAATTCAGTCCAGCCACTACCATTATAAGCCTCTGTATTTCCAACTTGACCTGGTTGAGATCCACCTACAAACAATGCAGCTGTTTGTATACCGGCTCCACTAAGCATTGGAACTTTTCTACCAGCATTTACATTACCACCAGTTGCCCAAGCACCGAGTGGTGTATTTATATTCCATTCCTCTGTTGCTGTAAGCTGACCTGGTCCTCCTCCTCCACCAGTTGCTAAAGCAGATAATTGTGTTCCATTAGCACCAGGATCATATCTCTGTTGTGATAAATCATTTACTTCCGTCCAATTAGTTCCGTTCCATTGTTCCGTTAATCTTCCATATGAACTAGCAGGTTCTCCACCAAAACATACAGCGGCCGTGCTGTCTGCTGCAGCTCCAGATCTAGCTGCTGCAGCTTGATTTAAATTATTAACTTCTGTCCAATTAGTTCCATTCCAAACCTCTGTATTTCCACTCGCAGGGTTTGCACTTCCCATGGCTAATGCAGACGTTGCAGTTCCGTCTCCTCCCATGTTCATGTGGTTGTTATTTAAACCATTAACCGCTGTCCAACTACTACCAGTCCATAATTCTGTGTTTGTTACTGCTGCAGGAGGCGGATCTAAATTTCCTCCAAACGCTAACGCTGATGTATTACTAACTCCAGCACCTCCTAAAAATCTTCTACTAATATTAAGATCACTAACCTCTGTCCAATTAGTTCCGTTCCAACTTTCTGTAACTCCTGAGTTTTGCCCACCATAAGCTAATGCTGAAGTTTGAACACCACTACCTGCTCTAAAAGGTTTAGAAGCAGATAAATCATTAAGCTCTGTCCAATTAGTTCCATTATAAGATTCTGTATAATTATAAGGACTTAGATAACCTCCAAAAGCTAAAGCAGCTGTTTGTGTTCCTGCTGCTCCCATGACACTTCTAGCGTTATTTAAATTTCCACCTGTCGCCCAAACTCCTACCAAATTAGGAAATTCAAATTTTAAAACATTATCAGTCTCGTTATACCACACCTCTCCCGTTATCGGATTATCGGGATTAGTCGTATAGTTCCGAATCTTTGTGCCAACGATGCCTTTGTACTCAGTCATCTAAATTTTTATTCCTCCAATATTACGTCAGCAGGTCTTGGGTTTGTCGGATCAGCTTTTTGTTCATCTGTCTGAGCGTCCCACGCAGCTTGAGCCGCTTGAACCTCTGCATCAACTAACGCTTGAGCCTCGTCTTTTGTTTTGACTGCGCCCGCTACTTTGGCGATCCAAAGATTAGCATGTTTGTTGTATGCAGGAACTTGCCAAACATTCGCTGGATAGCCTCTAAACGTGATTCTTTGAGATTCAACGTGATCGATGAAACCCTTTCCCCAGTTTTCTGCTACACAGTATTGATATGTTCTCATAGTTTCCTCCTTTTATTAATCCGTTAATACCCTAATTGTGTTTGAACTTCCACTCCATTCTTCTGTTGCTCCAGTAGTGGGTGGAATGTCTCCACCAATAGATATGGCTGAATCATTACTAGACTCATTACCGCCTGATGATCCTTGTCCTCTAACTTGATTTAAATCACTAGTCTCTGTCCAAGCACTACCAGTCCATAATTCTGTATTTGCAAAAACACCTGGAACACCAGGATCAGTTCCACCAAAAATTATAGCTGAAGTTTGTACTCCTCCACTACCTAGGCCCTGCCTTGCAGAGTTTATATTATTTACTTCTGTCCAGTTGGTTCCATTCCATAATTCTGTTGCATTTTGTATACCTCCGTTAATTCCACCAGCTATTAATCCAGTTGTATTATTAAGACCAGCCGCTCCAGCTACAAGTCTCGCGGTATTTACATTGTTTACTTCTGTCCAGTTAGTTCCATTCCAAGTTTCTACATCTGCTGTTGCTCCTCCAGGTGTATTACCAGAAATCGCTAAAGCATTTGTGTTATCAGATCCAATACCCATTAAATAATGTCTTGCAGTATTTAAATTGTTCACCTCTGTCCAGTTTGTTCCATTCCAAGTTTCTGTTTCATCTTTTGAACCTGGGCTTCCACCATAAGCTAAAGCAGATGTGTAACTCCCTGATCCTGTTAGATTTGATCTGGCAGTATTTAAATTATTAACCTCTGTCCAATTTGATCCATTCCATACCTCTGTTTCATTTTTAGCACCAGGGCCTCCTCCGAAAGCTAAAGCATTTTCTTTTGTTCCTGCTCCACCTGCTCTAATTCTTCCAGTGTTCAAAGGGTTGACTGTAGTCCATGCTCCGACTGCTGCACCTGCAGCTGTCCACTCCTCTGACGCTGCTGAGTCACTAGGAGCTGCTCCAGCAAAAGCTAGTGCTGATGATTGAGTTCCTGTAGTTCCTATTTCTGCTCTTGCAGTGTTTAAATCAGTGTCTTCACTCCAACTAGTTCCATTCCATGTTTCTGTTTTTCCTGACAAAGAACCATCATTTCCACCAACAGCCAATGCTAATGTATAAATTCCTGCTCCACCTAAAGCTCTTCTTCCAGTATTTAAATCAGCTACTTCGGTCCAATTAGTTCCATTCCATTCTTCTGTTATTGCAACATTTGGAGGACCACCACCAAAACCTAGTGCAGCTGTATTACTATTACCTGCTCCTGCTAATGATCCTCTACCAGTGTTTAAATCATTAACTTCCGTCCAGTTTGTACCATTCCAAACTTCAGTTTGTCCTTGAGGAGATGTTGCTCCACCAAAAGCTAAAGCTGCGGTGACTGTACCAGAGTCTGCTAAAGAGTTTCTACCAGTGTTCAAGTCATTAACCTCAGTCCAATTAGTCCCGTTCCATGACTCTGTTTCTGTTGCGTTAGCAGTGGCTTTAGCACCACCAAAAGCTAACGATGAAGTGTTATCTGCACCCACAGCAACTAAATTATTTCTTGCAGTGTTTAAATCATTTACCTCAGTAAAAGTTACACCATCATAAGATTCAGTTATAGCTAATTTTCCTGGAGGAGCAGCTCCTCCAATTGCTAAAGCTGAAGTTTGAACTCCAGATGCTCCTGGAGCTTGTCTAGCAGTATTTAAGTTATTACCAGTTGCCCAAGAACCAGCTGATGTTACATTTGAAAATTGATATTTAAAATCTTTGTTGGTAGTATCATACCATAGCTGACCTGTAACAGCGCCTGGATTATTACCAGCGAAGTTGACGACTCCCGTCCCAACAAGATCCTTATATTTAGCCATGATTATTTATTCTTTAGCAGCCAGCCCTGTGTAGAATCTGTGTATACTAAAGTGTTTCCTGCCCTTTCTGTTGAAACTGTCAAGTCTGCTGTAGATCCTGCAATTTTTTCTGTGCCATTTGCAGCGATGGTAAAAGTATAAGTGTCAAAAGTTCCTGCGTAGTCGATAAACACAACTTCATCTCCTAAATTTCCCGCAGGTAAATTCATAGTTATGGCGTTACTTGTGGTATTTACAAAATAACCCTCACCAGCCACCGCTGTGAAAGTAGAGGTTTTTACTGCTTGCCATGAAGTACCACCTGATACTTCAGCAAAAGATAACTGCCCAACACCTGTTGTGCCAGATCCTGATACCGAATCTACTTTTAAAAATCTGTCTGCTGTTACGTTTCCAGTAGGAAATTTAAGTGTGTATGATTGACCTGCTGAATGTGGAGGTGATTGTAATTTAATACCATGGGAGTTAGATTCACAGTTAAGCTGAATTGTACCTGGATTAGTTGCACCACCAATCTCTGTATAACCAGTTCCGTTTGGATATATCTGTTGATTACCATTAGCACCATCAACAATATTAATATAGCCTGAATTTGATCCTGAATTTGTGTCCAACCTAAGATCGTAAGCACCACTAGAAGTTACGGTTGCTGCTGCAGATCCCGTACCAACTTTAGTTTCACCACTTCCTTTTGGAATTAAAGCTATATCTATATTAGTATCTCCACCTGTAGCTGATATGCTTGGTGCATTTCCTGTTGCTGCGTTTGTAACATCAAATTGGTTTACTGCAGAGGATGTAGTTTGAAATATTATCTGCTCATTTCCATTTTCATCTGTAATCCCATGAGCATCATCGAAAGATATATTAAAACTATTAGTATCTAAATCTCCACCCAGTTGTGGTGATGTATCATCAACAACATCTCCGCCTGTTTGAATTTGTATAACGTCTGGATTAGTTCCATCGTTTGCTGCTGCGAATACTATTGCAGTGCCTTTGTTAGTTGCTGAAAAAGTAAATGTAGATCCTGAGCCTGATGCATATTTAAACTGAACTGTATAAGCCCCTGAAGTTGAATTTCTTAAAATATAAAAAGTTTGAACATCTAATGGTATTGTTACAATTTGATTTCCTGTAATCGTGCCTGTAAAATCAATCATCCTGTGACCGGCTACATCACCAGTTCCAGAGTCAGAGATGGTTAAAGCAGTGGTTTGCGCACCACCAGCAATTGATTGTGCAGTAAAACCACCAGATATCTGTTCGATAAGCTGTAAATTAGTATTTGTTTTTGTACCCCAAGTTCCAGCGTTTTCACCGGTTGCTTGAAGTTCTACACCCAAAGGGGTAAATGTTGATGCCATAAAAAATTCTCCTACGCTGCTACATCGTTATAACTTGTATTTGATCCAGTTGCAACATCCGAATATGTATCATTCGAACCCGTTGAAACATTACTATATGACGTATTTGAACCGGTGTCAACATCGCCATAGGCAAAGATATCTACAGCTCCAATATTAAGTGTTGTTGAAAAACCTGTTAATCCAATGGTTACGTCATTTATAGAAAGTGAGCCAATACTAGCGCTAAATGATTGACCCGTTAATCCTAATCCTTCTTCTATAGTCAAAGAACCAACACTAGAAGTCATGCTTAAACTTGACGGTTGAGCTATGGCACTACCTAATCCTACAATAGTTCCTAATGCAAATTCTGCTGACACTCCAGATAACTGAACAACATCATTTGGTATTGTAACATTTCCAATACTAGCACTAAACGATACGCCAGTTAAAGAAGCTTCCGTTGTAGAGCTTGCTATTGCAGTTCCTTGTGCTGAAGTTATAGATAAACCAGATGGTAATACGGTATCATTAGGTGCAATTGCTGTTCCTTGACTTGCGGTAAATTCTTGACCTGTTAAACCAATAGTTAAATCATTAACTGTTAAAGAACCGATAGAAGAAGTTATAGATTGACCTGTCAATCCAACTTGCATGTCAACTACGGACACTGAACCAAGTGAAGACGTAGCTGATAAACTTGTTTCTATTATAACAGGAACAAAAGCTTCTCCTTGAGAAGATGTAATCTCAAAACTTTGTGGAGTTATTATTACGTCAGGAATATCAACTGAGCCAACACTAGCTGACATTGATAAACCTGTTGGAAAGATAGTTGCATCTTTAAGCTCGCCCCATTCGCCATCATTCCAAGCTTGAGCACCCCAACCTGTTTTAAAAGTTGTGTCCTCATTCCAATAAGCTTGGCCCCAGGTGAACCGGCCCCATCCTGAAGATACCGACATGGTCGGCCTCCTATGCTAATCTGATTATTGCTGAAGAAGAATCGTTTGTAGGAAATTCTATTTTAAAAGTTCCGTTACTTGCTGTTTTGTCGCCACCAAAAGCTATAACCGCAACAGCATCAGTTGTTCCTGATCCACCATTTGTTGTTGTGTTATATATTAATGCGCCATTTGCAGTAAAAGAAGCAGATGAAAAAGTTACATCACTAAAATCTGTGAATGCAGTTGTGCTAGTTAATCCAACTCCAGTGTTAGTTAAAGTTGCACCGCCTGCAGAATATGCAGAACCTGATGTGTTTGTAATTTCCTCTGATGTTGAATAGTCTGTTGTAGAAGCGCCTAAACTTGCATCGCTATCATATAATGCAATTTTAAAAGTGTGTCCTCCAGAAGATTCAAAACTGTGTTTACCTTGTAAAAGCTCTTGTTTGAAGCTTGAACATATTGCTGATGATATTGCCATAATTTTCTCCTACGGGTTTACTGAGTTTACCGGTATTCTGACAGTGCCATCTGTGTAGTCATCTCTTCGTCTTCTACCGACTTGCTCGTTAGCAAACTTCTGTACTTCTTGTTTATATTTATTTTCATATAAAGTCAACATATCTATCGGACCTTTTAAAAACCCATATGCTTCTGATAGACAACAATATAATAGACCATTTGGGAAGTTAAGACTAATATAATTAGTGTCATTATTTTCTAATAGATCAGGCATTTTGTTAAAATGCACTCTAAATCTGTATGTTGTATTAGGAACAGGAGCTACAAATATTCTTCCTGAGTTAGTATCTGCCTCACCTGTAGCGCCTCCAAACATTGCATAATATTTAGGTTGACCTTGAGCAGCGGAGGTTCCAGTCACATCCTGATACTCTTGTAAATAAGTTAAATCTTTTTTTTCTAGCCATCTATTAGCTCCCGTAATAGCAGATCCTGCTGTATCGTAAACTTGTATACCTCTTATAAATACAGCTCCTGCAGGACAGTTTATAGATTCTTGTCCGGCAACAAAATTACCTAATTGTTGTTTTCTATCTGCATCAATAGGCACATCTCTAAAAATTCTATATTGTGCATTTAAAATTATATTTTCTAAAACAGAATCTGATAAAACATTTGAATCTGTTTCTGTATAACTTCTTATTTGAGTTTTTAATCCTGATGCACTTAATCCAGCCATTACTTAACTATCTCCAAACATAAAGGACATGTTTTTCTAAATCTTTTATGACCAGAACAATGTTCAGCTTTTACAGCTTCTTCATTCTCATACACTGGAGTTTCTGGTTCTGCAGGTTTTAAATATAATTCTTCGTGTGGATCTATTTCTTCTGGACACGCACACTGTTTGATATGAAATATTTTACATACCCATTTTTTAAGTAGTTTTCTCATGCCGTTACTGTTACAGGTCCTGCTGATGCAGAACCGCCTCCTCCTGTCTCAGTTATACTAGATGTTGTGGCTGTTGCAAAGGTATATTTATCATCATTTACTTTAGTAATTAAATAACCGGCAGCTAAATTTAT